CTTGTCAAAATCCCATTCCCACATATGTCACCTATACGGAGGTCTGAGTCACGAACGGGGTTTCGATGACGACCTCGGGCATGATCGCAGCTGCGCCATCTTCACCGACAGGCCAGACGGGATTTTTAACGTAGCCCGCGTCGCTCGTGAAACGGTACTGTCCCGTCGTGCCGCCACGCGGAGACCAGCGCACGTAGAGCGCCGTTCGATTCGTGTGCGCCGTGTGCGCAAGCCCCCATGCTCCGCCAGTCGTCTCGGCGTACATCGAGCGGATCGTCACCGTGCCGATGCCGAAGCCACCGACGGTCTGCACCTTTTTTGCTTCGCCGAACACTGGCGTTGCTTCCGTTTCCAGCTCGAAGCCCGACATGGCTACGCTGTTCGCTTCGTCCGAGATGTCGATCCACGCGCTATTGTCCGCGCTGAACTCGACTTTGCAATTCTTCATCGTGTAAGCCATTACTACACATCCTCCATCACGGACACGACAGCGCGCACCGTGAAAATTGCTTGCTGATCCCATTCGACCAGCCCGCTATTGATATTGTTCACCTGCGAGAACACGCACGCGCCGCCCAGCTCGGTATCGTCGTCGATGGCATTTAGCAACGATTGAGCAGTCGCGCGTCCTGCAATGTCCTCGTCCTTGATCTGACCGGTTGCGCCGATCAGCACGACAACTTCGAAGCTGTGAGTACGGCGCATGGCATTACGCGCGAACTTCCCAGCGACGACGCTGCTGAACACTTGTGAAGCCGGCTCCGTGTTCGTCCATTTGACGACGACGGCCGGTAGTCGCTGCGGCGCGGTGTTCGGGATGCCGCTGTATTTGCTCTTCGCAGATACGCCGGTCGCGATCACGTCCCGCAGCGCATCGTAGCACGAGGTAATGCTCATCGCACCACCCGGCGCTTGTAGCGCTCGAACACAATGCGCACGTCTGCCGGGTAGCTGTCGCTCTGCTGCGTGAGCTCGGCTCCAGCAATTTCAGTCGATCCCGTCTGGTTGCGTTTCGTCCAATACCAATACGCGATCCGCATCGCAGCGCGAACGACATCGATTGGCGCGCCCTGCAAATATCCCCATCGGCCTACCAGGGTGATTCTGCCGTCGGTCGGCGTCTGCCACTCTTTCGTGCTCTTGAGTTTCACGCCCCAATAGCTTCCATCGTAAGCGCCTTCACCGCTCACTGACGCATTCATCGGAAGCAAAAAATAATCCGTGCTGGCGATTGCCGTGCCGTCGCCGTTCGTGAGCGTGATTACCGAGATCAGGTCGGCATCGAGGTAGAGCGTGTCGTCGTCAATGTCGTCCTCGGTGTAATAGTGCGTGTGATTGTTCGCGCCCTGCCCGAAGCGCCGGCCGGTCTGCCCTTCGATTTCGGCGTCGGCCTGATCTAGGAATTGCTGGAGCAGCGTGTTCTCGGCCGCCGTGAACGTCGTCTGAATGCCGCCCGTCATCTCGGAGATGTAGGACTTGAAATCTGCCAGCGTTGCGTAGCTCATTGTGTCGCCTCCGCGCGCGGCAACTTCATGCCGAGCAGGTCGTACTTCTTTTCGAACGCGTCGGGATCAAGCATCCCCTGCTGCAGTTCGTTGATCCAGCTCTGCGCCGTAATCGTCATCTCGCCGAGGTGCGGCGTTTCCAGCGACGTGTCGCACCAGTGCGGAATTCCGACGCGCTTGCACAGCAGGCCAAAACTCCAGTCCTCCGACTGGCGGATGTCGTGCTCCATGCCGTCTTTATACGTGAATCGAAACCACGGCCATTCATGCCCAGCTTCGCGGAGCTTGCGAAATGCGCTGCGTCGAATCGCGATCGCGCCCGTGCCGACAATGTCGCACTTCACCAGCGAGCCGTCAAATGATGTTGCAACGCTCGCGTCCTTGCCTTCCTCCATCACGTGATAGAAGCAGGGATCGTGCGGTTCACTGCGACGAAACGCTAGCGCTCCAACGACTTCATGCTCAGCGTCGACGCGCTGGATCAGACGCTCCAGAATGTCTGCCGGGTGTTTGTGATCGTTGTCCAGCATGACGAGCACATCATCGTCATCGGTCGTGTTGCGCCAAAAAATCTTACACGCCGAGTTGCGCGCGTCGTCCACGGCCTTGTATGCCATGTTGATGCGCATGATTTTGTAGTGATGCGCATGGATGCTCACATCGAGCAGCGACATTACGGCGTGCGCGTTGACCGTGCGCTCCATCGGACAGCACCAGAGAGCCTTCATGAAATCACCGCCTCGAAATCATCTGGGAATCCGCGCGCATAGCGCATTTTGCAAATCATGATGTCGTAATCGTGCGCAGGCTGCGCGCCGGAATACGTGACGTCCTTCCCTGACTTGTTCCACATCCAATGTCGATGTTCCAGCACGGCGCGCTCGGCATACGCGAACTGATTCGCACGTCGCGCTCGGATGGTCGCCTCTTCATCAATTGCCCATGATCGGTAATGCGGAATTGCCATCACGCCTCCGTGATGCTGAGTGATGAACTCGCGCGTCATCAGGTAGTGCGTGCTCATCTGCGCGCCGTCGCTGTGTCCGTCGTTGAGGCCTATAAAGCCGCATCCGGTTTCGCGCTGCACGCGAAGCGCTTCGTTGTGCCAGTCGTCATGTGCCAACACGTCATCAGCGCCGAGGACATAGGCGTCGTAGTCGGGCATACATTCAAGGCCGTAGTTCCACTTCTGCACTGCCGTCAGTCGCGGACGCGGCGACACCGGCAAAAAATAAACGCGCTTGTCGTCTACTAGGTCGCCGACTAGGTAGCCGACCGGGTCGCTAAATTCGTACATGTCGTCCTCGGTGACGATGACGACGTCGCAGGACGAAGTATCGAGCAGACGACGCGTGCACAACGCCGCCTGCTTGACACGTGACCACGTGGGGAGAATTACCGCGGTCTTCATTTGTGGTTACGCCAGCTTGAGGTACTTGATGGCTTCGGCGAGCATGACGTTCGAGTCCATGCGCTTATACCATCGGAAACCGATCTGGCCGATGTCGGCGTAGCGCTCGTTCAGGCGCTGGAAGCTGAGCCCGCCGAAGTCGGCAATCCAGAAGTAGGACATGTCGCCAAACGCGATGACTTTTTTGGTCGTTGCGATCGTGTCCACGGTCGACAGCGTGTAGACCGGGCGTCCGAGGATCGTGTCTGGCTGGCCCTGCGCAAGGCCGGGCTGCCACAGATACGCGCCAGTCGTGGACGACTCGCGGAACTTGCGAATGACCTTGAGCGTCGCGTCATTCATGAGCCACACGGCGCGACCGCGGTATTCGGTCTTGAGCGAGTGGTACGTGTCGATGATCTCGTCGGCCGTAATCGCGTTCGTCGCCGCAGCGGTCACGCCAACCTGTCCGCCGATCATGACGCCCTGCGGAGCAGACGATCCGCCGCCGGTAGCAAAGTCGGTGTTTTCGGCCTTGATGAAGCGATTCACGGCGTCCGGTGCAAGCACCTGGTTGAACACGTCAATGCGCGAGTCCGCGAGCAGTTCGTCCGTCGCCAGAGAGAGCGCCGTGTATTTGAACGGCGTGAACTCGACTTCGCCGATGGTCGGATACTCTTCCGAGAAGCTCGTGCTTTCGGCCTTGATGATTGCCGCAGTCGTCGCGTTGGTCATCGTCGGGACGCGAAAGCTGTTCGTGCCGCTGATGTTCAGCACGCGCGCGCCAGCAGTGCGAAGAACGGAACCCTCGTTGATCGAGGTGATCAGCTCGTTGCTGTAGCTTCGCGGGACGAGGTAGCCACCATCGGCGGCAGTCGTCTCGTTCGCGGCCTTGAATGCCGAAGCATCGCCGTAGCGCATGTACTGCTCGAACGCCTTCGCCGCAATGTCGGCCTTCGCGTCGGCGCTGTCCGCGCCCTTGCCGGTGTTGATGTTGAACGCCGGGCGCTGAGCTTCGACCAAGCGCTTCTCAATGTCGGCGAGCTGTGCCTTCACCGCGCTCATTTCGTCATTCTGCGGAACTGCTTCCGCCTGCTTGTTGTCTTCCACGATCTCATCTCCCTTCGCAGCCGTCACGCCGTCATAGACAGTCGCGTCGTTCTGCGTTTTGATTGGTTCTTCTTCGTCGATCTGCATCAGCATCTCGTCAAGAGTCGCCTTCATCGCCTTCAGCCGTTCGCGATTTTTCGCGTTGAACGTCTTGCCAGCTTTGGCGGCGTCTTCGCCCGAGTCCTCCGCATCGACTTCCTCAAACAACGCTTTAGCCGCTGCCATTGCGACCGCGCGTGGATTGACTGCTGCGTTTGCCGTCTCCGCGTCCATTAGCGACAAGGCGAAGATCGGCCATGCCGAGACGTGTCCCGGCTTACCGACGATTCCATGTGGACGCACCAGGTGTGCACTGGAATCCGATGACGCGCGAGCGGCGCCGGCTTTTGCTGCGTCGTAGACGTCCTGCGCCTTTTCGTGCGCAGCGTCCAGCGTCACGCGGAACATGTGCCCGGCATCGGTGACGCCGCTGTAGACGGCACGGCCGAGGCGCTTAACGGATTTCGCCGCGCGCTCCGCGAAGCCGTGGTAATACAGCGCGGGGATTTCGTCACCCTGCGTCAGGCCGATGTCCGTCGATTTGTCGAACACCTGCCCCTGTCGGTCAGTGCCGAAGGGAAGGCCGAGTACTTCCAAAACCATCTCCCCTACTGCTTTGACTGCACTATTTTCGAACATACGTTCTATCCTCCCCTTCGGAAAACACTATACCATTTACCGCGCTGTGCCGCCTCGGTTTGATCGATCAAGGATTCGCTCGGCGATGAGCTTGCCGATGCGCTCGTAGAGATCGCTGCGTGCGTCGGACATCTTCAGCCACGCCTCGGCGACGAAGTTGCGCGGCTTCATGCCCCTTACGCTCTTCGCGCGAATCCATTTACCGCTGCCGTCCTGCCACGCGAGCATCTTCGGCTTGCCGTCTGGAATCGGCTTGGCTTTCTTGCCGGAGGCTACGCGCTTCTCGTTCGCGTAAACAGCTTTCGGCACAATGCGTCGACCGCGCGGTCCCCACACACCAGTGCCGAACACGATCCAGTCCAACAAGTTCTTTGGACGCTCTTTCGCATACCAGTTCACACGCAGCTCGCCAACGTTCGGCCCGGATTTCTTCAACGAATACGTGAAACCCTGCGCGAACAAACCCTTTTTCTCCGGCGCGAGGTCTTGCAACATCTTCACCTGAGCGCGGCCGTATTTGTCCAACTCGTTCAGCGCAATTTCTAGATTTTCTTTTTTCGCCTGCGTCAACGCTCCCTTGTAGCGCTTCAGTTTTTCGGGACGCACGAGGAACACCTCAACGGGCTTAGGCATGTCGCACCATCACAGTATCTGCGGCGTAGGCCTTTCCCGCGATCGTGAACACCGGCACCTTCACCGACGCCTTCACGCCGTCATGAATCCCGCCACGATGCAGTGCTTCGATGACGCCCAGCTCGTCGCCGTCGAGCGTCTCCGCTACCAGGCCAACAGGATCGACGTAGGGAAGCGCCTTCGTCTCGGCCGGGTATTCCCGCTCAATGCGATTCACCCATGCCTGCCCAGCGTCGCCGCCCCACAGCAGCCACGCGATGTAGCCGGGTGACGGGTTGTCGTCGTTTCCAAAATCCTCGGCCTGCTTGTCGACCTCGTGACGCGCGAAGTAGCTCAGCATCCGATTGATGGTCTCTGGCGGAATGCGTTTGCCGTTCGAGAGATCACGCGCGCGTGCAACGCCGACCATCGTGCCACCACGCCCGAATTCCTCACGAAGCTTCAAGCCTTTCTCTGCGGCACGCTGCACTGCCTGCGGAGGAGTCCACGGATCATCGATCGACGTGTCAACGGCTTTCACGACTGGCAGATTTTCTACTGCGTCATTCGCCGCCGACTTCGGCTCAGCGCTTCCTAGAAGCTTGTCCACTGCGCTCGTTCGACGACGCTTCGGCATCGTCGCGCCGTTGCTCTCAATGATCGTCATCGCGTCCGTAAGGCGCTTCTTGAGACGATCGCGAAGTTTGCCGATGCGTTTCTTGAGCTTGTCGTCCGCGTTTGCCTCGGCTTCATCCAGCCGCGCAATGTCCTCGGTCATCGACGCTTCAACTTCACGAGCCTTTGCAACGCGACGATCCATCATGCGCTTCTTTGCTTCAGGTGTTGTCGCGCGCTTCCGCTTCGGAGTCGATGCCGCCGATTCGCCTAAGCCCTTCGGCGCGAACTGTCCGCCCTTGCGCTCTACCTTCGCTTCGTCAAATGCGCCGTCGGCCTTCGCTGCGTCTTCGCCGAGGATGGCGTCGATTTCTGCGTCGATTTCGCTGTCCTCGGCGTCGAATGCATCCATCTCGTCGTCCGCGTATTCCTCGTCTTCCATCTCCTCGCCTTCAACGGGTGCCGCTTCCATCGGCGCAGGCTCCGGCTTCGGAACGGTCGTCAGCATCGACGCTACCTGTTCGTCCGTGAGATTTGGCGCAGCGATTCGCAGCAGCGTGGACGCAGCAGGCGCAGTGATGGCACCAGCGCTAAACGACTGCATGATCGCCATGAGCGGAGCAGGATCGGCAACGACGTCGGCCTGAGACGCTTCCATCATGATGCGATCCGCTGCGACGTCATCGCTCTTCTCGAGCCCTGCAATATCGCGCGCTTCGTTCACGCTGGCGAGGTTGCTGGCATTGAGCGCAATCGCACGCTGCACGCGAGAATCATTGTCTTCGCGCATCGCTGGAATCTGCGACAAGTCGTGCTCGAAATACATCCCGGCGCGCTGCGTGTCTGGCCATTCGGCGTGCAGCAGACTGTAGGTGAGTTCCTCCGCGATGAAGGCGCACTCGTCGACCGCGAACAAGTCCCACAAGCTGCGCATCTGTACGCCGGCGTTTGCCAAAACCGACGCATCACGGAAGTCGCCTGCTGCCGCCGGAGGCACGCGATACGGAGCCATGATCTCCTTGGCGATTCTGTGCATACGCTCTTCACGCTGCATCTCCGAGCTGCTGAATGCATCACCGCGCCAGTCGAAGCCGGCCGATACGTGCATGTCGCGTCCTGCGTTGTTCGGATTTTTGCGCCAGCGATCCCACTCAGCGCGAGCACGATCGAAATCAGCCTGGATCGTTTGCGGAGGATGAATGACCATTCCGCCCTTCTGCCCGCCACGACGATCGATGCTGGCCTGCGCCGTGTCTGCGAGGTTGTAGCGGTTGATGGCGTCGAGCGCAACGCTAGTCGGGCTGTCCGCCTCAACGTCACCTTCGAGCGACGGGTAATTGATGTCGATTACATCGGCGCGCGGGATGAGCGTGTTCGTCGGCAGCCACGTGAAGCCCCTGATCCACTCGCGCGAGTCTTCTTCAATTTCAAGGAAGTTCATCGGCAGGATGTACAGCTCTTTCACGCCAGCGCCAACGCCGCGCACTTTCTGAATGATGCATCGACCGTGCAATGAAAGCTGCTGCTCAATGCCGCGCCGAAACGAACGCGCGTTCAAGTTCACGGGATTCACGACCTGCAACAAGTCGAGCACCGGGTGATTGTCGATTTCCTGCTTTTCGTCGCCCAGTCCGCGATAGAGCTTCATCGGCGCTTGAGCCACAGCAGCCATTCGCGCTTGCACGCAGTTGTACGCCCACACGTTGTGCTTCACCGCGCCGATGCGACCTGTTGGCGAGTCGCCGTATTCGCCACTCTCCGAGACTGTGTCGGTGTTCCAGACGTTGCCCCACCACGCAGGCTTCTGCAGCGCTTTGGCGGCAGTGCCGTCGCCGCGTCCGAAGATTCGATCGATGATCCCCATAAGTTACCCTCCGAACATCGGCATGTTTCCGCACGCTGTCCACGCCAGCGCCAGAGACATCACCGTGTCATCATGCACGCCTTCAGGCGCGCCGTATCGCATTTGACCGCTGGGGAGGCGTTCACCTTCGTACGCTTCGAGTTCGTCGATAAGCGTCTTGTCGTCGTAGATCGCAATCGAGCGATGGTCGAATGCTGCCGCAAGCGACTCGATGATCTGCGCCTTGCTGGAATTCGATGTGTTGAAATCTCGCACGCGGATGCCCTCCGCTCGCAGCATGTCGTTGTTCGGCTTGCCCATCGCGTTACTTTCAGCGACGATCATGTAGACGCCGAAGCGCTCACACGTTGCAGCAATTCGCGCGCGCTGCAGGCTGTATTCGGTGTTGGTGAATCGATCGATGAACACCACTTCGCGCGTCACCTGGTCTACGATCGTGAGCACGGTGTAGTCACCGCTCAGAGCCCAGTCCAGCCCGGCAACGTACGTGCGATCCTGCACCGGCGCGTCAATCTTCACCGATCGCACTGCGTCGCGCACGCCGCGGAACACGCCTCCGCCGTCGTCGACGAATTCGGCCATCCACTCTTGCCGGAACGTGCGATCGCTGACGGCTTCCCGCGCGCGCTCGAATGCGTCCTTGATTTGCGGATTCGGATTGTCACTCGTCGGCGCTTGGAAGCTGGCGATGCGATCCGTGTGACGCTGCCCGCGCAACCACTCACGGTAAAACCAGTTGCGGCCGTGAGGCGTCGAGATCAGCACGGCAGTGCCTCCGCGATCCGCAAGCGTCGGCTGAATTACGTCAGTCCACGACTCTTCAGAAACGCGGCTTGCCTCGTCGATGATGACGACGTCAAACGCCATGCCGCGCATCGAATCGGGATTGTCGGCGCTGTAGACCGACAGACTTCCGCCTGATGGAAATATGATCTCGCGCTCCGACCTGCGCACAGTGAGACGATTGGCGATAGGCGAAATCGCGCGCTCGGCACTTCGCCACAATGGACGACTGTTACGGTACGTCGGCGCGATCCATGCGACGTGTCCGCCCATGTCGGCGCAGGTGAGAGCGTAGACTGATGCCATGAACGACTTACCCCAGCGTCTCCCCATCGCTACTATTTTCGTTCGTGCTGGATGAACGATT